CGGCGCGCCGGTGAGGACGGGCCCCACCGGCCTCGGCAAGGGCCTTGCTCTCGATCCTGGAGGTAATGCTATGAAGCTCACGCCGATTGGCATTGCGCTTACCTTGAGGATAACCCGGACGGGCTGGTCAGTGACCGTCCGGGTATACTTCTCAAAGTAAGTCCAAGGTGGGCGGGGTCGCAGCCCCGCTCACCACTCCTGAAATATACGTCAGACGGCCCGCTTTTTCAATCGCCATCCAAGATCGGAAACCGGTGCACCGCCACGATCCGCCGGCGCCATGACGGCACCAGCGCCGAGCGGATCACCGCCGCCTGCTCATAGGCGTGGATGAAATGCCGCGGCCCCGCCAGGATGCCCGCATGCTTTGCCGCGCAGTCCGGCCGCCAGCGGAAGAGCAGCAGGTCGCCCGGTGCGGCGGCGTCCACCGGCAGCGCCGGGCCGAACAGCCGCAGCCCCGCCTCCAGCAGCCGCTCCTCGCCGCTGCGCTCGGCCCAGTCCGGCGCGTAGGCCGGCACGGCCTCCGGTTCGTCGCCATAGAGTTCCCGCCAGATGCCGCGAACGAGGCCGATGCAATCGCAACCGACCCCTTTCGTGGCGCCCTGGTGGCGATAGGGCGTGCCGATCCAGCTCTCCGCTAAGGCGACGATCCGCGCGCCCTGGCCGGTCATGAAAAGATCGCCCCGCCATCGTGACGTCCCTCCCCGGCCGCATAGGAATAGGCGAAGTCGCTGCCCGGAACGTGCGGAAAGCCGCGGAAGTTGACCTGGTTGGCAAAGCGGTCGCGGCAGGTGGCGAAGGTCTTGTCGCAGCCGGCGGTGATGGTGAACGCCTGCCCCGGCGCCAGCACATCCCCGGGCGCCCCGTCCAGCGGCAGCCAGAAGGAGAGTTCCCGCGCGCCGTCCGGCAGCTGGCGATCGGCCTCGACGTCGATCCGCCGCCCGTCGGCGAGCGACAGGACGCCAAGGCGGAAGAATCCTTTCGCGAACCCCTCCAGTCCGCCGACGCTGATTGTGCTCGCGTCCGTGACCGCCAGAACGCTGCCGCTCCCCTGCCAGGCAGACAGATCGACCCGGCACCGCCCGTCGCCGAACTCGGCGTCGCAGCGGCGGTTGTAGACGCGCCCCTGCGGCTGTGCGAGGCGATGGGCCATGCTGCGCAGCTCGGCGGTAAAGGCCTCGCCCGACCGGGTCACCTCTCCCACCTCGCGCATGTCGAGCAGCATGTGCGCCTCGGGTGCATCCCAGTTGACAAGGAAACGCTCCACGCGCGCTCCGTCATAGAGCCCGGTAGCCAGGTCCTCCTCGTGGATCACCTCGCTGGAAAAGCCGCCCGCCACCTCGTCGACACTCGCCGCAAGCCCGGTCGCGGCCTCCACCTCGCTGCCCGCAAAGCCGCTGGCGGCCAAGAAGAGCGTGCCGTCGAAGGCAAGATCATGATCGTGATCGGTGAAGCCGAGCATCGCGCCGTCGCGCCGCGTCACCCGCCAGCAGTGGCAGGTGGTGGTAGCCTCGCCCGCAAGATGGGCGGCAAGTTCCTCGGGTATGCTCCTCATGGCAGGATCTCCGTCAGCGGTATGGTCGGAATGCGCCCGGCATCGAAGTGACTGAGGTCGACGTCGATCCGGTCGGTGTCGAAGCGGACCGGCACGTCGAACTCGAACCCCGCCCGCACCACCGAACCCGTCGCCGGTGCCTGTCCGGGCACGAAGGTGACCATGCCCGCCACGGCATCCACCGCATAGTTCGCCGGCGCCACCGCGGCGCCATCGACCGAGACCTGCACCGTCCCCGCCACCGGCTTGGCGATCCGACGTACCCAGCCTGTGCCCCCGTCGCCATAGGTCTTCACCAGCGGAAAACTCGCCGTCACTCCGTCGCCGATGCCGATCTCCTGGTCGCCGGCGGAGACCGCCGCACCTGGCGCACAGGATTTCCAGTCCAGCGGGTCGCGGAAGCGAAAGCCGTGCAGCCGCCCGCGGCGCGCCTCGAAGAATTCGAGCACCGCGTAGAGATCGGCGACAGACTTGATGCCCGACCCCGCATCATAGCTGCGGCGGGAATCTCGCCAGCGCGCATTGCGGTTTTCCCGCCCGTTGGACAGGTTGACGATATCGGTCCGCCGTACCGGCCCGCCGCTCGTACCGAGCGCCAAGCGCAGCGGAAACTGCACCTCGTGAAATGCCGTCATCGCTGATCCTCATTTTCGTGGGCCCGACAGATCGCTCTCGCCCTGCCCGCTACAGTCCGCGCTGCCCGCGCCCGACACTCCTGGCCAGCATGGCGGCGATCTGCCCTTCGCTCTTGCGAAAGCTCGCGGCATCCGTCGCGGTCACGTTGAAGACGATCTGTGTCGCCGCCCCGCCACCGCCCGCCGCGACGCCCAGGACGCCATCCGGTCCGCGCCTCAGCGGCAGGATCGCCTCCGCCCCCGCCTCGCCCATCAGGCCGAGATCGCCGCCCATAGGAAAGAAGCTGGGGCTGCGCACCACGCCGCCGTCCGCGAAGGGCACGACGGATCCCATGAAGCCGCCGATCGCATTCCCGAGTGCCCCTTCCAGCGGCTTCAGCGCCGCCGAAAGCGCAATATCCGTCAGCCGGTTGCCGAGCCCCCGCAGCACATCCTCCAGCCCCTTGCCGCCGACGGTCGCAGAGCGCAGAGCCGCCGTCAGCGCGGCCCCGAACCGCTGCGACCGCGCCTCCAGATCCGCCATCACGCGCGAAAGCGCCTCCGCCTCGCCGAGCGTATCGGCAAGCGAAATGTCATCGTCTTCCATTTAGATCACCTTTCGTGGACGGAGGCGTGGTCCGGCTGCCGGGACGTCCCTATTCAAGTACCGGTGGCGCAAAGCGGTAGAAGGTCGCTACCCGCTGGATGACGGGGAAGCCGTCCTTGGTATCCGTAACATAAACGGGAACGAAGTTACGTTTGGTAGGTTTCTTTCATATGGCCGCGAAGAGACCTGGCACATCGACCCGAGCTGAGCGCCTTTCCTACGAGGACCGGCATCGCCAACTCCTCCAAATCGCACGAGGCATGGTCGGCGAAGAGGGAACAGACGGGCTCACCCTTGCGCGCCTCGCCGAGCGAGCAGGTGTCTCCAAGCCTGTCGCCTATGATCATTTCCGCAGGCGGATCGATCTCCTGCTTGAACTCTATCGCTGGATCGACATCGAGAAAATCGATGCCTTTCGCGAACGCATGGCTGGCAGCCAGAGAGGCACAGCGGAAACGGTCATGGAACTGGCGCGGGCCTATATCGATTGCGCGAGCGACGTGACCGGCGAGTTTCAAGCGGTCGGCGCGGCCCTCGGCGGAACGCCGGAAAAAGCCTCGGTCTTCGCCGATCTGCTTGAGAACAGCGTTCGGATGTTCGTCGCCGTCCTCCGTCCGCATGTCGCCCTCGCTCCTTCCGAACTCGAGAGGCGTTGCCGAGCCTTCGTTGCTGCTGGGGAATGTCTGGCGGCAGACGTGGTCATTGGCAGGAGCTCGTCCGCCGACGCCACCGCCACGTTCGCCGCCATCATCGCAGGCGGCACCGGTCTTGAACGATTTGCCCCATCTGACTGCACCGAAACTTAGAAAGGAAAGACATGAAAGTCCTCAGATTTGAACCGGCGGATGCCATATTCGAACGCTCGCCCGGGCACGACGCCGACATTTTTGCCGCGAACCTGGCGGATCAGCGGCAGGGGGGTCCGGTTACGGTCGGGTATGGAAAGTATGGTCCCGACCAGGTCATGGAAACCAATATCGTCGTCGACGACGTCATGGTAGTCTTGGACGGAAGGGTTTCGGTCGAAGCCAATGGCGAGACCCTGACTGCGGGTCCCGGCGAGATCATCTACATGCCAAAGGGCAACGCGGTCGTCATCCGCTCCCACGCAGAAGGCGCGCTGACCGCCTATGTGACCTATCCTCACTGGTCCGAAGCGGAATAGTACGTCGTTACCGTCCTCAATGGCCGAGATGCGGGCGGCAGGCTGCCCTACCTTCTCGGTCATTGGGTCCGCTTTGGGCCGAAGGCGGGCGTCAGCTATGTGCCTCGAAAAGCAACTCGCACTCCTCGAAATCAGGGGCGGTAGCCGGATTGATGGACAACCGCAGGACACTTCCTCTGTCCCAAAATTTCTTGAACTCTCGATGTACCTCGTCCACTTTCAAGCGTGAGTCGGCTGCGACTTTTTGCGACGCGCGATGATCGTCCACGTCCATGACGCCTATCACGTATAGGGAAGTATCTCGGCCCAAGAACCACATTTCATGTCGCACGTTCTCGCTGCGAAGGGCGGCTGAAACTTCGTCAAGATGCTCCTTCATGAAGCTCGCCAAGCTCGCACTATCAGCTCATCGCACGTCAACCGAATTTTCGTGGCTTGATAGCTCATGGTATCTAGTCAGGCTGACACAACGGGGCATTCGTCTGGCAAAGGAGTTCAACGACACTCGATTCTCAACGTCCACTTCGAGCCGAAATAAGACGCTCGCCTCACCCTCGAAACAGCGGATCAGCCCGAGCGGCGAAAACGACCTCATCCTCCTCGCCCACACGCCGCCCCATCCGGAAACCGCTCCATCAACCCCTCCAGCCCGTCCCGCGCCATCTCCGGCCGCCTCGGCCGCAGCCCACCGGTCATGGCGAAAAACTCCACCGGCGTCAGGCGCCAGAACACGTCCGGAGAAAGCCGCAGCAGGCAGAACCCGGCATGCATCACCGCTTCCCAGGGAAACGGTTCGGCATCCCGCCTGCCGGCTGCGGCGCTCAAGGGTCCGGCAAGGCTGCCTCCTGCGATGGCCCGAAGGTCGCCACCAGCAGTTCGCCGACCACCCTTGCGCAGCCGGCAATACCGCCCTCCACGCTCATCGCCGCCACCTCGTCATCGGAGTAGAGGTTGCCGGCGCCCCTGAGCCCGGCGCCCAGGATGCGGATCATGTCGGCCGCCTTTATCCGGCCCGAGGAGAAGCGTTCGGCAAGCCCGCCGAGATCGCCGGCGCCGAGGGCCGTTTCCAGTTCCGCCAGGCTGCCGAGCGTCAGGCAGAGCACGCGCCGCTCGCCGTCGATCACCGCCTCCACCTCGCCGCGCCTGCGGTTCGCCCTTGCCCCCGCACCCATCAGAGCGCCCCAAAACTCAGCTGGCCTGCCGATTCCAGCGCCAGTTCGAAGCGCAGCTCGCCATTGTGCTCGCCGGAATATTCCAGCGCCGTGATCTGGAACGGCCCGGTCACCGTGCCGAAATCCGGGATCAGCACCTGCCAGGAGAGGATCGAGCCGGCAAAGAAGACCTGACGCACCAGCGCATCGCTCGCGTGGTCCTTGAACAGGCCCGCCCCCGTCAGCGAGGCGCGCTGCACGCCCGCGCCGCCCAAAAGCTCGCGCCAGCGCCCGGCGCTTTCGGCATCCGTCACATCCACTGTCTCGGCATTGAACGCCAGCCGCCGCGACCTCAGGCCCGCCACCGTCACATAGCTGCCGCCATCGCTGATCTTCAGCAGCAGGTCCTTGCCCTTCTGTGCCACCATGATCTTGATTCCTTTCGCGTGAGTAAGTTCGCGATGCTTATGGAGAGACAGGCTCCAGCGGCTCCGTCACCGCCCTGAACCGCAGCTCGGCCAGAAACAGCTTCGCATTCGCCTGCCGCCGCGTGCGGGTCCGCTCATGCGCCAGGCTCACCAGCAGGTGGCCGGCCAGGGTCAGTGCCGCATCCTGCAGCAGCCCCCGCACCCGTTCGGCAAGCTCCTCGGCCTCTCGCCGTCCGGCGGCGTCGGACCAGACCTCCAGCACCAGCCGATGCTCCTCGCCCGCCTCGGTGGCGGTGGAATAGTCGCGCGTCTCCATCTCGCCGACGACGAACGCAGGCAGCACCGGGCGCGGCAGCAGCCGGTCACGGATGCCATCCGTTCCGATCATCGCCACAAGCTGGGGATCGGCGGCAAGCCGCGCATGGATCGCCACCAGCAATGCATTTGCCGCACTCATGCTGCCGCCTCTTCGCAATGGCAGACGAGAAAGCGCTGCGTTTCGTCCGGATCGCGCACCAGCTTGACAGCGAACAGCCGCGCACCCTTCCGGAACCTCTGTCCCGCCACGACGTCCTCGCGAAACCAGATCCAGATGCGGTGGCTGATGGTCGCACTTTCCGCGCCCGCCTCCTGCCGCTCCGAAACCCGCACGGGCTCCACCCGCGCCCAGAGCGAGCGCACCGCCTGCCAGGTCACCGCCGCGCCGCCCTGCCCGTCGGGCATCTCCACCGGCGCCTCGAGCACCAGCCGCGCGGTCATTCGTCCCGGATCGAAGATGTGGGTCATCAGAGCCTCCGCATCCGAAACGGCGCGATCAGCCGCTCGTAGCCGGCGGGAATGCCTGCGGGCTGCTGGTCGGGCGAGACCACGCCGCGGAAGGCGAACATGTGGCCGACATGGATCAGCATCGCTCGCTCCAGCGTATCCGGCACGTCGGTTCCGGCCTCGCCGAAGCCGGCGGAGAACTCGATCTCGATACCGTTCAGCGTCTGCCCCGGCGCGGGCGGGTTGCGCAGCCAGAGCCGCGCCGACCGCCCC